TTCCATTAACATCAATTGTTTCCAAACTCTTCTAGCACCTTCTACCATAGATTTACCATATGGTAAAAAATTTGAATCTGAATATAAACGGAAGTGAGCTATTTCATAGTTTTCAAATTCTCTTTTAGAAGTAGCAGTTACTACTGCACTATTTGGATTCTGATATGGTGCATATACAAATTTAACTCGTTGTGGATTTTGTTGGTCAAATCCTTCAACTCTTGAGGTTTCGTATGTTGATAAAGGTTGTACGCCTACAATACCCAATTCTTCAGCTATTTCTAAATGTAAAAAGAAATCACCATATTTTACTAAGTTTCTGGACCAAGGCCATAAATTAAATTCAATATTTAAAATATCATAAAAAAGATTTCTAAGAATTTCTTTTGTATTTTCGTTTGCACAATTTATTTTAAGTACATCTCCCATTTCATTCTTTACAGTCGATTCATCTGCGTAAATGTCTAATGCTGATGATAAAATTGGGTCATTATCCATTCCATCATAATCTCTAAACAAGTCAATTCTAACTTGCTGATAAGCCATTGCGGATTCTATTAAACCACCACTATATTGTGGAGTTTTCATACGAGTGTACCTATCTATTAGATTTGTTGTTAATCCTTGATATTCATCGGTATCTATTACTTTGATACCTTGTTTTGTTTTACGGACTATTGTATTGGTTGAGAATAGTTTTTGTAACCTACCGAAAAATGATTTATCTGCTGCCATTTATATTTTATATTTTAATTCAAAGATATGGAATTTATTTGATATTAACAAATTAATTACCATTTTCTACAAGACCAGTAATTTGCTTTATGTCTTGGTCCTGGGTTATCACAATTCATTCTTGCTCTAAATGATTTTCTAGCAGCTGGGTTTGATTTTCTAATTTTCATTCCTTTTTGTCCAAAATTTACCTTAACAATATTTCCGGCAGGATTCTTTACATATACTTTGAATTTCTTAACATCACCTTGCATTGGTTTACCCAACTGAACATTTCTACCCTGATATTCTGCTTCATAAACACAATTACAATTTGCTTCAGCTAAAGTATTCTTATATGCTTTTAAAAATTCAATGAAATCTTCAATTTCTTCCGGCTCTACATCCAATTCATCGTAATCGGTATCAACCTCTTCACTTATTGGAACACAATTTGGCACCATCTTACCATTTTTCATCTTACCACCAACTTGCTTATATCCATCCCAGCAATCTTCACACAATGCATTAGCTTCTCCCTCATTGCAAGTTTTCCAACCACCACCTTTGCCTTTATAGTTTTTTGCAGCCCATCCGTTTGCGTATGCTGATGGATAAACATCAAATTTAGATTTTGCTGCTGCTTTAGATGCTGCCCATTTACCTGCATCGGTTGGGCAATTTTTTTCTAAAAATAAATTTAGTCTTTCTTCTATATTCATAGTTTCATTTTTTGGTTTAGTTGAAACGTATATTGGTTTCTTACCTTGTCCATCACTATCTTTACCGCCTCTTCCTGCATCATTTTGTGCAGCTCTTTTTCTTTGAGTTGCACTTTCTTTTTCTTTTTTACTCATTCCGGCTGCTTTTGCCGCAGGAACACATTTTGCATAACCTTTCTTTTCTCCCGAAGTTCCACATGGTGGGTGTTTACCATCGACCTTTTTTCCGATGTTTACCCATTTTTCTTTAAACCATTTATTTAAATCTTCGTTCATTTAGAATAGTTTCAACATATAAATATAAAAAAATTACTTTAGCAACCAAGTTAAGTTTTCAACTTCACCTTTTCCTATCTGCATTTCATATGGATTACGTTGATTTTGCCAATTTGCAGCATAAACGCCTGTATCATTTTGTATAGTAGTTGAGTTCAACATACTTTTAGTCAAATCAATACCTTCTTGTCTTAATCTTAATGCCGTATTACGAACCCATAATCCAATACCTAATGCCATTGTTAAGTCATCATTGTATCCCTTCATTGCTTCAGCTTTACCGCCATTCCATATAAAGGTAAATAACTCATCTATTAATCTACTAGAGCGAATTAAAATATCTTTATCCTTCATATATGTATCTAATGCTGATATGATAAGAGGACGAGTTTTAGATGTTGTAGAAAATCCTGCAACCATTTGCTTTTCATCTCTATAAAATTTATTACTCATCTGCCTTTCGGTATCAATATATTTTAAATCATTACTCATATAGAATAGATTTGGGTATCCTCTATTGATAATTTGTTGAATAGTTGCCCAACCCACATTTGAGTTTTCTACTACTAATAATGCATTATTATATTCAGTTGCTAAACTTACTAAGAAGTTTCCAAAATCTTTTGTATCAACTTTACCTTTATATTCAGCTACTTGTGAACTATCTTCAATATCAATTACTTGTACCGTTGAAAAATCGGCTCCATCTCCACGTGCAACGTCAGCGGATACCATATATTGTCTGTTATAATTGGGATGTTCCCATACCCATAAATTTCCATCAAAACCTCGTTTTTCAACAGGCTCCATTACATATGTTTCTTTGTACCAAGTTAATAATGCTGGGTCGATTACAGTATCACCCGAACCAATAAAGTCACAATCACACTCTTGCGATGCTCCCTTTACTCCCAAAATACGAGTTTGTCCATCTCTCCATTCCTGATTTCTTTCAGGATGTACAGTCCAATGTAAATTTATATTATTAAATCCATTTGCACCACTCTCACCTTCTACCCACATTTTATGAAACCAATTACCCACACCATTTGGAGTAGATAATACGATTGCAGAACCACCTGTTGATAATGTAGATTGTGCCGATAACCAAATATCATCAATATCTCTAATGAATGCGGCTTCATCCACAACTAATAAGGATAGGGCTTCCGAACGTCCTGCATCTGGAGAACTTGCGATTGCTTTTACTTGCGAACCATTTTTTAATTTAAGAGAAAGTTTATTATCTTCTACTGAACTATTACTACCATCTCTTAACCAAATAGGAAGTAAGTCGTGCATAACTCTTACCTTTTCTACAAGGTTTTTAGCTACCGTTACTTTAGTTGCGATAACCAATGCATTGTAGTCTTGATTAAATACCATCTTCCACAAAATAAATCCTGCAGATAAGGTCGATAGACCTAACTGACGAGATTTAAGAATAATATTAAAACGATTATCTTTGAAGTCTGTTAAACAATTTTCCTGGAACTGATAAAGGTGAAACGGAATCTTTCCACGAGTAGGGTGTTGGATGATACAATACTTTTTCATAAAGTATATTGGGTCTAACGCACACTTCTTATACTCATCGGAGATGATTTCTTTTAGTGTCTTTTTAGGTTGCCCCTGTACACTCATTATTTTTTAAATTTAATCTTCCAAAACACTCCACCGCCGATAAATGGAGATAATACTCCATTAGTTCCATCAGTTCCAACTTTGTTAGCAACTCCTATACCTAATTGATATATTTTATCACCTTTGGTTTTAATCAATACACCAGCTCCTAAATTTGAAACTACATCTACTTTATTAAATCCACCTGTAATTCCATAATATACTTGGGTTTTTGGTAATTCTTTTACAATTGTAGTTTCTTTGATAATTCTTTGTTTAATATTTGCATTAAAAGTTCTACCAAATATTTTATTTTGAGATATTGTATCTGTTACATCTACAGTTCCTAATGAATCAGGTAATACCAATGTATCTTTATATAATACTTTTGAATAGTAATCTTTTAATAATGCTAAAGTATCAATGATTGCTGGGATGATTACTTCTTTCTCAACAATTGTTTCGTGATAAATATCATCACCTTTTTTAGTTACTACTTTAGTTTTAACTACTTCAACTGTATCAATTGCATATTTAAGAAGTTCATACTTTTTACCATCCACTTTTACAATTTCGGCATTTCTTTTATAGTTTCCGCCACATTGTTGAAAAACTACTACTGCAATCAAAACTGCAATTGCTATGTTTTTTAAATTTAATAATTGTTTCATAATTTTTAATTTTTTATAAGCTCTAAATGATTAAGCTCTTGTAACTTATCTTCCAATGCCGCTTTCCTTTCCAACAGAGCTTCAATTGCTTCGGTAGCGCCATTAATATCATTTTGTAAATCTTCTTTTACTTTATCAATATCAATATCATAATGCCATTTTTGAATAGTACCATCTTCATTTATAAATTCCATTGTTTGTGATATTCCTCTCAATCCTTCTTCAAATTGAGCTTTCAAATCAGTAACATATGATAATTGATTATTAGTTATTTTATAATCTTCATAAAATGGGTATGTTCCATCATCTTTTAATCTTTGTTCAAAATTTCTTAAACAAGTTACACACATTCCTGTTTTACGAATTACTTTCTTATCTGCATTACTATATTTTATAGTATCACATTCTTCAGATTGACAATTATTTAATTTATCTAAATATTGTCTAACCTCATCCATTTGGGAAACTGTTATTTTATAACCTTCCTTTTGTTCCCATTCTTTGCCATCGGTATCTACCCACGTTTCTCCAACTTCTCTAGTTTGCTCTCCTTCTTTTTCGTAACCAAAAGTCGTTTGATTATCATCAGTTCTACCAAATACTGTATCTATAATTAGTTTACGAGTTGGGTGAATATGATTATTTTTTTCTTCAAAGCTTTTTCTCTTTGCCATAATTTATTTTATTTATAACCTTTTATATATACATATATATATAATTTATCTCCCAAACTTAAAAATTCCTAAAATTTGATTTAAGGGAGCAAATGTTCCTGTTAATTTATATGTGTTACCTTTATAGAAAAATACTAATCCTTCATTCGGAACTAATTTTTCAAATCCACCAATAGCATTTAATCTTTGTAATTCTTTTTCTAATCTTTTTATTTGAGCTTCACTACCACCATTTCGAATATCTGATATAGATGATTCTAATGATGCTTTAAT